TTTTACTGAATTCCTGAGTTTTAGGGTTCCAATAAATAAATATGTTTTTAGATTTGCAATGAAGACATCGTTCTGCATTATATTCTGCCCAACATGCCCCACAATCTCTACACTCCCATGATTGGGGTGATTTACTCATCAATTTTTCCCTGATTGGTTCTAACTAATTTAGCATGATCGTAAATTTCATATCGAATATCATTAGTGGGAAATGAGAATACCCAATCTTCAGCATTGTCAACTGATTTGAAATTGACAATGATTAAATCACAATGCTTTGCTCTTAAATAGGCATCCAGTTTATCCCTTTTAAGCATCATTATTTTTGGTACATATTCCATTGCCAATTGAGGATCTAAAATAATAACAACTGTTTCTTCAGGATAGAAAAGAGAAATATATAATTGAATAAGATCAGTTATTTTAATAAAATTATATTCCTCATTGGTTTTCAATAGCCCACGAAAATTGGGAATTGTACCAAAAACTGCTTCTCTTTCTTTAGAATCTGCTTTCAAAAAAAAATCAAAAAATTTTTCTAAATTCTCCAAGTTTAGCCTCCCCATTTGGGTTTTCTTTCAATTTCTGCTTCTCGAATGATTTCATTCCAATATTCTTGCAGATCCCATTTTAATTGAGCAGCAATTACTTCATCGTTTGCTGCCAGTTCAATTAAATCAGACCGATACATCTTTTCATCTTGGTAAACAAGGTAATTACCGGATCGTTCAAATTGATCGTTATCCCAAAGAAAATTTACAGCAGATCCATAGTTATCAATCCCATATCCATGCAAAATGTTCATCATAACTTCATTGTAACGACTACCAGTTTTATTTTTTTTGATTTTGACTCTGACTTCGATTCCCTGATTGATTTTTTTATCACTGGTGATTTTTCTGACTTCTTTGAGCATGAAAATATGTGTGGCGTAATGGTCAAGAGCTTTGCCTCCAGCCCTTGTATTGGGATCTCCGAATACAACTCCAACGTTCATTCGGATCTGAGATAGGATAAATAGGATAATATTTGAATTGTGTACTTTATCAATTGAATTGCGGAACAATTGAGATAGGACTCTTGCTTTGCCCCCTCCCATATCTTGTTTTTCAATTCCTTTTTTCTCAAGATGCTTTATTTCTCTTGCATCTCTAAGGGTATCAAGTGAATCAAGAACATATAGGACAACATCATAATCCTTGTCATGTTTGTTGATGTAATCAATATTATTGTAAAGATTTTCAACTGTACGGGATCTTTGAAAAGGTTTTTCACCTTTTTTACGTTTATAGCCAATTAAATCTTCACGTAGTCCATGTATGTGTTGTAGGGGAACATTGAATTTTGCAGCTAAACGGTAATCAAAAGCATGTTCTGGTTCATCATAATAAATTTTAACACGTTTTTTCTTAATGAGATATTCGATGTACCAAACTGAATTAACTGCTTCACAGGCAAGTAGTGTTTTACCTGTTGAATAATCCCCAACTGGATTGATCACTCTGCCAATTGGATAAGCTTGTTCTACATTATTGGTTAATGCCAGATTTAGCATCCAACTACCGGAATCAATAAACTCAAGGGGTTTTTTTAAACTTACTTCTGGTAATAGTTCGCTATTTTTCAATCGATCTCGCAAACTATCACCTTTTGATTTTAGTTTTAATTTTGGCATACGGTACTCCTTGAGGGGTCAATTAAGACCCCTCATTTTAATTAAAAGTTGATGTCTGCTTCACTAAGCATTTTTTCATATAGATCTTCAACAATGGCATCAACTGCTTCTGATTGAGAATCGAATTCTAAAGCAACTTTGTAATCATTTCGATTACACCATGCTTTAAATTGAATTGAAGACATTTTAGCTAATGTTTCTCTTGTTTTTTCACATTCAGATTCAATTTCAGCAAGGGTATCATCAACTGTAGTACCAGGAGTAACTTTATCATTTTCTTCATCTTCTTTTTGTTGCAATCGTTGACGCAATGAGGATGCACTTCCATTTTTACTTTTTGTTGAGCTTGGTTCATCTTCCTCATCTTCTTCAGTTTGCATTGATTCTTTGATTTCATCATAATCGGCATAATAAAGAAGATATTCCAAAGCATTTTTGAAACCCTCTCCTTCAGCTTCAGTAATGAAAGCATCCAATTGTTCTAATATTTCATCTGGAATAGGATGTTCTCGTTTATGTAGATCAAATGAACCATACCCAGGAAATACACCAGCACTGGTTTTTCGTTTAGATACTTCCATTGCAATCGTTCGACCTTCACCACCTGGAGATACGTCTGAAATGTCCAGGGTTGTACGATTGATCTTATCTCTTACCTTTGATTGAATTTCCTGATGAACGGCAACTTTAGGAGCATTCCAGACTTTTAATACATAATTAGCTGCTTCATCTCCTAATAATTCAGCAGTACGTTCCCAAATAAGGTAAATGATTCGATCTTGGGGATAATATTTTTTGGCAAAGTCTTTGAATTTTTCCTCAGACCATCGTTTTTCATTCAGATATTCATCTTTCCTTCGATAGATTTTTGATTGATATTCACATCGATAGCAGGGTTTGCGGTGTGCCTGATGGGGGCAGATAAAAGCATCCTTTGCAAAACCTACCGCAAAATGTACATTGGTTTCCCAATGATAGGGAATATGGGAAATGAATGAAACAGGAAGGATTTCATAGAAGTGATCACCGACTGTTTGATGGGGTTGCCATTCTTCAATTCCAAATGCCTCTAATTTTTCATGATCAAATATGGATTTACCCATTGATCCTGATTTGGTTTGTTTGTCTCTTTCTTCATAAGTTTTTTCCAGGGTAGAGGTATCTCGTTTTTTAAATTTGTCTCTTAATCCACCACTACCACCAAGTTTTACTTTTTTGTTTTTCAATCGGTCTTGCAATGACATAGTTTAATCCTCCTTTAATTGCAATCGTTTGGGTTTAATTTCACTTTCTTTAACAATTGGGGTTGAATAGTAATTATTCAACCATAATTTAACCATTTCTTTTATCATCCATCCTTTCTCAGCAATTGCTTCTACTGCTGATTTTGCATCATCATAAAGATATTGATACTTAACAACTTTATCAAATGCTTCTTCATATTTAGGATCGCCTTTAATCAATCGAAAGATCACCTGATCGGTATCTTTTTGAATACCATAATTTATTTTATTACGTCTGTATTCTTCAGCCAATTCACCTTCAAGAATATCCAGGTTTTTTTGTGCTTTTTTAAGCATTGATTTCATTCGGGCTTGACGTTTGGAATACTTACGCATCAATTCAGCTTGACGTTCTGATTCAAGCTCAAGATTATACCGATCAAGTGAAAATTCTGGATCAAATGACATAATAATTCCTAAAAGGTTAATTTACGTTTATAAGATTCAGTGGCATTTTCAATTTCTTCTTTGAGTCCATTTAATTCATGACTCACTAATTTGCTCAATGATTGATCATCCCGTAAATCTTTGGGAGTTATATCTGTTAATAACAATTGCGCTTCTTTGACCATATGCTGTAATTGATCATCATTGAATATGTTTTTATATTTGAATGTGTTAAAAAATTCTTCAAATTTTTCCAATGCTTCTGGTCTAATTCTGCGCTTTTCACCATTGAGTTTGCCACTCAAAGTATCAGCTAAATGAGTTACGAGTCCACCAAAACCCTCACGCATGGCAATAACGCAATTGTGACGTGTTTCTTCCATCATTGTTTTAATGCGTTGGGTTTCGACCTGATACATTTCATCAGTCAATCCAGATGGAATAGTCATATCGAACCATCTCCATTCAATGTAATAGCGATTACGAACATTCATTGGATATGCTTCTTTATCAAATAACCCATCTTTCTTTAATGCTTTTTCCGACTCCTTAATCCATTTGTCATAATCTTTGGCAAATAGGTTGACTTCTTTTTTGAGCATCTTTTGATATGCTCTAAGCTTCATATCTGCTTCTTCAGTCACTTTATTGGAAACGAAATTGACTGATTTAATTGGAAAGGGCAGGGATATATCCCAAATGTAGTTCCGACATTGGGTAATGACTGAATTAATTGGGGTCAATCGTTCCTTTTTAATCAATCGTTTCCAACCAGTAACCCAATCGGTTTCTTTGGTCATTTTGGCCTTGATCTTTTTATCAATGCCCTTTCTGGCTTGCCATGTGTGAGTTTCAAATTGCAGTAAAGTACCAAGTTCAAAAATGTTGATTTCATTGCCGTTGTTCTTTGCTATTTTAGCCATGATTGATTCTCCTTTCTTTTGTTTAGAACGTCAGTTTGCGTTTATAAACCTGAACTTTCTTTTTAGGAGCAGGTTCAAGCTCATATTCAGGTTCTTTTCCATCCCATACTTCTTGTTTGGCATTCAATTGATTGGCTACTTCTGTAATATAATCTTCATATGTTTTATCAGTTGAATTGCCAATGAAATTAATTATTGCTTCATCATTTTCTAACTCAACCGAAACAATCCAACCTTTAATTAAATTAGGATGTACATCTTTAAAATATAAAAATATATTTTCTCCTTCAGTTTGTTTTACTAAATCTCTTACTTCTTTCATAATTGGAATATAAACTCTTATTGTAATTTCCAACCATGTTTTACCTGTGGAATATTTATGTTCAGAATTACCCCATGATTTAAATGTAGCTGTATCATGTTTATTTTCGATTTCGTTCTGAACATTTTGAAGCAAGAATCGATTGCCTGTTTTTGGAATCAAAAACATTACTTCATAGTAATCGTCATGTTCATTCATTTTCAATTATCCACAGAAGTTTTTATGAACCGTTCTCTTTTGATTCTTTTGATAGAATACAGGTTTGAATTCCGGCCCAAGTCCTTTGCCCAAAGCATCTTTCACATGATTGACAACATCATCGGTAATACATTCTTCACCAATGAATCCATCAGTTTCAAAATGAATCTTGCCCTTTTCATCGACTTCTACAATAATTTGTTTTGGCATAATCAATTACCTCCTTTTAAACGTTGATTACCATTCGGCGTTTTTCACCTTGTTTGGTTTTGATTACTGATTCTCTACAAAGTTTGCCCTTGCTCATTGCTGCTTGTTTGGTCTTTTCCATTGTGTAGTGTTGAATGAATGTGATTGCTTTATCACCCCCCATTTTTGCTTTTAGTTTCTTATCCCAAAAATCCCAAAGCAATTCATATGCGCCTTTGGTAGTTCTGGATTTGATTACCCCGACTTCATATTCGATTCCTGGGAATTTGATTGCATGTTCGCATTTGCCAAGATCGGATACGGTAAGACCTTCCGGTAAAGGGTAATCGTCCATAAACCTATCGAACCATTTATAGGTTTTTTGATTGAGAATCAATTTGCCCCCCAATCGTTTTGCAGTATTTGCCAGTGTTTTCAGATCGGTTACTTCCAATTCCATTATTTCATTATGACTCATAGTTTAATCTCCTTTCTTTTTTTTATGCTTCTCCAATTGTTCTATCAATAATGCCATCTTTTGATTCAAGTCGATTGGCTAAATCACGCATGAATTTGATCATATCTTTACGATTGGCATTACTAATATAATCTCCTGCTGTTTTAGATCCAAATTCAAACATAAATAAAGCAAATCCAACTCGTTTACCATAGATACCTCTTAATGATTGATCAATTGCCATTGCCAATGCATCCAATGTTTTAGTTCTTTCATCCATTTTATTTAAGTCTCAATTTACGGGGTTTAACTGCTCCAATAGATTCATCTTTGGTATTGGCCCAACGAAACATCTTTGCCAGTTTACGGGTTCTTTCAAATTTTTCAGAATCGAATCGGGATAATACTGGAATGTTTTTAATTGCTTCTTCAACTGATTCATAATGAGAGTCTTTTGCCAATTGTTCGATCTCTGCTCCAGACCACCCATCATCACATAATTGTTTACAAAATTCGGAATCAGTAGGAAGTTTTGATTGATATTTGCGATTGTGAATTTTAATGATTGATTTAACTTCATTTACATTGGGCAGATTGACAAAGAAAATAGTATCCCATCGACCACCAGCACGTTTGAATTCAGGGGGCAGGACATCCAGGTTATTTGCAGTTCCGTAAAGGATACCCTCTGATGTACGTTCTTGCATCCAAGTGAGCATATGACCCAGGATACCTTCATCGACACCAGAACTTGATACAGACACACCACCACCTGCTGATTGATTGCCAAAGAATTTTTCGACCTCATCCATGACAACGATAGCCCGACCAATAGAATCAATTGTCATTGTGGCCTGACGTGTTTTCTTTTCGGTCTCACCGACAATACCCTCTTTCAATGCTCCAACGTCAAACAGAATGATGGGCCAATTGAGGATAGATCCCAATACTTTTGCTCCTAATGACTTTCCGGTTCCAGGGAATCCAGCACATAAAACTGCCTTGACTTTTGGCTTAATTGATTTTTCATTAAGGAAAGGTTCTGTTCTGGAATGCCAGTAGTTTTTAAATGGATCTAAACCACCAAGATTTTCAATTGGTTCAGGTTCAATGAATTGCATGAATCCGGTCTGTTTGATTACATGCTTTTTACGATCCATGATATGCCTGAAATCAAACGATCTGGTTTCAACGGCACTCTTGGCAAGGGCATTTTCAATTTCTTCCCAGGTCATGCCCTTACATGCTTCAACGATTGAATCATCAACGATGAATTTGGATGCATACTCATCACCCAATGAATCAATTGAAGTGTTTGCAATATCGGTTGCAATTTTTCTAATGTCTTCTTCATCGGGCAATGAAAATTCCACAACAGGGATAAATTCTTTGATTTTGGAAGGAATAATAGATGAGTTAGATCCAACGATGACGATCATTGTGTGATTGGATTTTAATAGATCATAGATGTCAAGGATGGTTTGAATTACATCGAATGTTTCAATGAATTCATCGAAATTTTCCAGAACAAATACTGTATCAGTGGGAGCAGAACCGAATGATCCATCTGCTTCCTGTCCTACTGCTCTGCGTAAAATACCGATGGGATCAATTGGTTCGTCTTCGCTGAATCGATAGTAATCATTAATCAATCCACGAATAGGACTCCACATTTTAAGTTTAAATGGAGTATCAATTTCAATTGATCGTATTGCCCGTTTCATTTCCAGAGTTTCTACAAATACACAACCATAACCAGCTTTAAGATAATTGGTCAAGTTTAACATAATTTTTTCTCCTTTCGTTTGTTTAATTGCGTTTAATTCGTTTCATATTCAGCCAGTTTTTGCCTACTTCCCAATCAGTTTTCATTTTAACAGTAGTAGTCCAAGGCAGATGTGGTTTATCGGTCATTTTTTCATCTACCATATCCATGAATTCTCCACCTTCATAGGTTCTTAAATTGGCTTTACCGCTATCGTGAATCTGATTGATTAAATGACTTTCCCAACCTCCTTTCTCCAATTCATCTTCAATATTGATTAATGAGTCAAGTAATAATAGAAATGACGTTGATTGAATTGGATAATTAATTATTTCGTTTCTGGATAAGGGGAATCTTCTGCGGAATCCGAATGGATTTTCAACATACCCCTTTTTGTAGTAGTTGTCAACCAGTGAATCTTGCCATGCTTTATAAACAAAGTATCTTTGATAGAATTGATTCTGGCAATCCTTGATATGGTTTTGAGAAAAGTTAAAAAAATATGATTCAAACATTTCAGTTTTTGATTTGCGTTGATTGTAAATATTGTAAACAAAATCCTTATAGAAATCACTTTTTCGCATTTCTTCTGCAATTGAAGCAAATCCAGCACCAAAGAAATTAGCAAAAGTAAAATTATTTTTTGCCAGGAATCGTTCATTGTCACCAAATTTTTCTTTTACTTGTTCATATGAATAACCTTTCAATCCAAATAATTTAATTGCCCAATGAGAATGCATATCTAAATCATTATTAAGATCTTCAATCATTTGAGGATCATTGCCAAGCATACCTGCTACTTTGACTTCCGCACCATCATAATCAAATTCGCAAATCAACCATCCTTTACCTAAACTGACAAATACTTTCCTGATTGTCTTCCAGGGTAGGTTCGGGAGTATATCCCCATGTTTGGGTTGATTCTGTAAATTAGGATCTGATGAACTTGATCGATAGGTTTCAGCTACATTTAACCATAGTTCATGATGTACTTTTTCATCTTCTTCAGATACATTGCGCTTTAGATCAGCAATATAGGTGTTTAATGCTTTAACAAGTTTGCGGTATTGCAATAGCAATTGACAAAATTTAACCTTTTCATTTTCGGCATAATGAATCATCGTTGCTTCATCAGTTTTATAATTGCCTTTTTCATTTTTGCCGACTAATGGTTCCAATTGAAGGAATTCATATAAAAATTCCTGCATTTGCGGATTGGATTTTAAATTAAAATTGAAATCAGATTCACTTATCATTATTAAATTGCCTTTGTATTTAATGATTTTATTTTGCTTAAATCAATTGTTTGTTTTTTAGATTTGTCTTTTTTCTTGATTAATATCTTTTCAATTTTACCACTTTCAGATATTTTAATAGCACCGATCATTTCAAGATCAGGATCAATTTCTTTGAGTACTTGATTAATTATAGATTCTTCTTTATCTTCATCAGATATACTTGCTAATTGAACTTCCAAACTATAATCAATCATTGTAATTATTGAAGTAATATTATCAATAAAGTTCTGCATGGGCAGGGGGCTTGTAGTATCATTTGAAGCTGTATCGAATTCTTTCCATATGTGATCTAAATAGAATTCTACAGATCCCATACGAGTATCATCAAGCATATTGGCAATGATCTGCATACACATATTTAAATAATCAGTCATTTGATCTGGTGATCGAAATCCTTCATCTGTTTCTAAATCCCAGGCTATAATATAATCTGCCAATTGTTTTCGATATGCTGTAAATGGGGCTATGATTGATTTTCTTTCTCTTACATCGACAATAAAGGCTTTCAATCCATTGTAGATAAAGGAAAATTCATTTAAATTAAAATGATAGCTTTCTTCTAATCGGCTTATCACTTCTTTTAATGCTTCCTTTTCCTTTTGACTGAGTTTTACCATACTTCTTATCTCCTTTCATTTTTATAGAAAGTGATTGTAATTTTTTATCAGTTGATTTACTGATATTTGTTTTATCTTCTAAATATTGATTGTATTCAATGAATTCTGGAATAAGGGCTATACGACTGAGAATTAAATTCATTTTATTTCTTAATAAAGTTTCCAAATAATCTAATTCTTCTTTATCAATTTTGATTCCTGCCTTTGTCATGTTTGCAAATAGTTTATGACCCCTATGTAAAAATTCATAATTGTATTTGGCATTAGGATAAATGATAGGGAGAATTCTTTCAATTACTAACCATTGATTGTATGTTGTGATTACATCCAATCCAGAATAAAGAATCATATCGTCATAAGGGGCTTGCCTGATTCGATTGATTTTATCATCTTTATTTTTCTTTTGTAGAAATGTTTTAACGGTATCCGAATAAGGGGGAATACCGAATCTAACCAGATTTTGAAAATCCAATGAAGTAGTTCCTCTACGTTCATCAATTACATGAGATGCAATCATTGGATCTTGAGTATTGACTATTTCACAATCAAATATATATCGACTGACATTGCGTTCAAATTTGACATTCTGAATTACCTTTTGGATTGATGGATTAGGTAGGAATTTTTTCATAAACCCACAGATAATAGACCAATTATCATTGTGAGAACGGGTAGGCAGCATCCAATTGTCCATCCATAATGATTCATGTAAAACCCAGGCATATTTTGCAGTTCCGAATTGAATATGTGTAATTTCAAAATATTTATCAAATGGTTTGACATTGGTTGCTTCATAATCAAATGCAACTCTTTTTAATTTTGATATATTATTTAAACTGGTTACTAATTGAGTTTTATTTTTGATTTCCTTGATTGTAATACCCTCAAGGATTTTTCTTTCTTTGAGTAATTGATCAACTTTTTTATAAGTATTGTATTTAGACCAAAACTTCATTGCCCGTTTCATATCACGCTTTAAAGCGTATTGTTGATCATAGTTATAAATGTCATTAGGATTCATCAATGTAAACACAAGGCAATTGAATTCAAAATTAGGGATCAATCTACCTCTGATCCTGGTAGGGGCAATTTTATTCTTTAGATTGAACAAGGATTTGAATGCCATTTCACCATAGCAAAGAATCAATTTAGGTTTAAGTTCCTTAATATCATCAACCATGAGTGATCTACAGCATTTGTATTGAACTTCAGTCACTTTTTTATTTGAATGACATTTTGCTGCAAAAGTGAATGCAGCATAATTATTTAAATTGATTCCCGAATGTCTGAATGCATTTGATCTGACAACTTTTGCTCTTTTATTTGAAAATGGAATTTTTCTTTTATCATCTTCTTTTGATGGTTGTTGTCCTAATATAACCAATCCATTGTAATTTTTTCCTTTGACATAGGGAAAGATGGGGTTTGAAAGGTTAGGGTTATCACATAGACCACATTTATTACAATCATATGTGATGTTTGTTTTTGTTTTCTTTTGAGGTAGGGGAAAATAGAAAGTCATTTAAACACCGTTGAATAAGCAGGGGCAATTAACCCCTGCTTATATTTTAATTGATTATTGATTAGTCCAGATCGTTATCGGTTTTGATGATCTCAATCATCGTGTGAACACGTTTTTTGATAAAGATAATGGACTTTCCTTTGTCCTTGTAGATCGGGGATACCGCTTTGACCACAGCATCTTCTGATTTACCATCAAGAATCAATTGCTCCATGATTCCATAAACTGATTGTTCGGCAGTAGCAGGGGATTTTTTAGCTTTGCTCCCTCTGGCTTTTACCGTTCCTTTTTCAGCCACTTCTTCTTTTGCTTCAGTTTCAATTGCAGCAAGCAGTTTCTTTTTCATACCAGGAACAGATTTCTTCTGCAATGCATTGAGTTTGATTCCCAATTGATCACACATTTCAATCAATGAATCACGATCTTTGGCCTTGGCGCAATCATTGATCAACTCTGCGGTGATTTCAACTTCTCCTGCTTCTGTTGATTCGGAAACACCTTCAGTAACTTCAGCAATTTGATTGGCAACCAGATCAAGGATTTCATCTTTCTTTTTGCCAACCGGAATTGT